TGGGACATGGTGTCCCAGGCGTATGCGAATATGCAGAACGGCTCCCAGGGGCTGAAATCCTTCTCCATCTCGGATGTGAGCTGGACCTTCGATAAGTCCACGCCGGCCGCCTGGCTGCAGATTGTCAACCTGTACAGGAGGTATTGATGTGAACGGGATAGAGCGGCTCCTGGAAGACTTCAACCGCATCAAAGCCGCGTGCCAGGAGATGGAGCAGAAGAAAATCCGTGTCGGCATCGTCGGCGGCAAGGCGGACTCCGCCACCATGAAGATTGCCCATGCCCATGAGTACGGCACTACGATCAAGCCAAAAAAGGCGAGCGGATATTTGGCAATTCCCCTGACAAAAGAGGCGGAGGCGGCGGGTTCCCCCAGAGAATTCAACGACCTGCGCTTTGTCAAAGCGAAGGACGGCAAACTCCTCATGGTCCGGGACAAGAGGAAACGCGGCGGCAAGACCAAGAGCGAGGCGATGTATCTGCTGGTGAAAAGCGTCACCCTCCCGGAACGCTCCTTTATCCGGGCGAGTTTTGATGTGCAGCAGGATGAACTGGGCGAGATTATTGCTCAGCAGGTCAGCAAGGTTCTGGCCGGGGAGGTTACCGCTGATGCGGCGGCACATAAAATCGGAGCCCAAGCTGTCTTGCTGGTACAAGGCTTCATCGACCAGAACAGGGTCACACCAAAGTCCGGTTCCACGCTCAAGACACAGCACACCACGCTGTTTGAAACGGGTGCACACATCCACGACAAAGTCGCTCACGAGGTGGTGACAAAATGAATTTTGCTGCAACACCCAGGCTCCCCAGGGCCTTACTTCACCCGCTGAAGGTCTATGAGCGCACCTTTGTCCGCGATGGCCCTGGCGGGCAGTCCCGTCCGGTCGAAAAGGCAGTGAAGACGTTCAGAGGCATAGTCATGCCGCTGTCGAACAAGGACCTGAAGGATCTGCCGGAAGGGATGTACACCAAAAACTCGCAGAAGCTCTATACCGATGACCCGGTGGAGATCAGTACCAACCAAATCATTGAGGACACCTTTGACGGCCAGAGATACACCGTCAAGACCTCGCTGGGACACAACAGCATCCACCCCATGGTGCGATACATCGTGGAAGGGGTGGTGAAGAAATGACGTTCGTCCAGGCCCGTGACGCTATTGTGTCCGGCCTCGAAAAACACATCGGCTGTCCCGTTGTTCTGTCTGACCAGATAGCGGACCGGCCGGAGTTCCCATACTGCTACTACAGCGTCCTGACACCGCGCACATCCAACCACGCTTTCGGGCTGCATGAGGTCGTGGGGGACGAGGAGCAAGGCTATCGCCACATACGTTCCGAGCCGGTAGAGGCAACGATGTCCTTCACCTTCTGCGGCCAGAACCGGGAGGCCGAGGACGGCAGCTATATCTACGGCGAGGACGAGGCGCTTGACCTCGCTGAAAAAGGACACGGATTCTTCTTGCTGAACGGACATTGCATCCCGGTCGGCAGCGAGGATATCGTGATCCGCAATGTTGGCTCCGTCGCAGGCCGGAGCGGATTTGTGGTGGAGGATACCGTCCGCCGATACGGATTCGATGTGCGCTTGGCCTACGTCCGCACCGATGAGATGCCGACTACCACCGTTCTGGGTGCCAGGACCCCAGGAAACGCACACCAGTAAGAAGGAGGAAATGCAAAATGGCAAAAGACGTAATTGTCGTTGTGAAGCGTGACGCGCTGCCTACGACAAAGGAGAGCCTTGACATTCTGCTCATCTCGACCACCGGGGCCCAGCCCGTCGGTGTATACCGGGATGTCGAGAGCGTCAAGGCTGTCTACGGGGATGACGGAAAAACCCCCAACTCGAAGATCGTCCGCAAGGCGACCACCCTGATGAACCAGGGCAAGCTGTCTACGGGGATGATGGAAAGACCCCCAACTCGAAGATCGTCCGCAAGGCGACCACCCTGATGAACCAGGGCAAGACCACGCTGGCCGAGACGCTGGTCAACAAGTTTAAGATCGTGGGCTTCGAGCCGCCCACCGCATCCCCCGCTGTCGCCGCTACCTTCGTTATCAATTTCGACAACGATGTGTTCGCTTTCGATCCCCCTGCCGCGAAGCAGAAGCTCTATGTGCGGATCGGCGGCGATGACAAGGCCGTGGTCACGCTGACCGCAAAGGTCGAAATCGAGGACGGCATGAAGTTGGCTGCACAGTTCAACGGGGCTTCCTTTACCAAGGGCGGCAAGACCTACACCGCCACAGTGAAGGACACCGTGGTCACGTTCACCGCCACCGAGGGCGGTAGCACCGACTCCATTCCCGAGCGCATTGAAATCTTCCTGGACGAGGCTCTGTCCCAGGAGTTTGTTGCCACCGGGAGGAAGACCTTCACCAATGGCAAGGATGCCATGACTGCCGCCGACAGCCTCATCGAGACCATCCAGCAGTTCCAGCGGGACGAGGACAACGACTGGTATTACTTTATGACCGACCGGGACGAGCCTGAGTTCGTCAAGGCCCTGGCCAAATTTGCCGAGGCCAGCGAACCTTCCGAGGCGGAACTCGGTGCGGGCGTAGAGGATCACCGGAAGTTCTATATGGGGCAGACCAGTGACATCGACTTTGCTGACAACACCGCCCGTGCCGCCGTTATCTACACCGATGAAAAGCACCTCGATGAGGAGCCTGACGCATCGTACACCGGCAATGTTGGCCCGTTCTACCCGAAGAACGTGACCTGGAAGTTCAAGCGGCCCCAGGACGGCAACGCCGCTGCAAGCGAGGGTGCGAAACTCATCACCCTGCCCAAGCTGACGGAGGGCCAGCGCAATCAGCTCAGCGAGAATCACGTCAACTACCTCACCGAGGAGTACAAGCGCCAGTACGTCAAGGAGGGCGTGTGCCTCAACGGTGAGTTCATCGATGTGGTGCTGGGTGGTGACTGGATCGCCAAGCGGATGCGGGACCTGCTCTACGACATTTTGCTCGACAATGCCAATGTCGATTATGGCGACAGCGGCTTTGCCCTCGTCTCCACGGCGGTATCTCAGGCACTGTCTGAGGCCGCAGATTCGGATCACAATATCATCGCCCGCGACCAGGAGAGCAAGGCCGGCATCTTCACCGTGGTCATTCCGAAGTATGCGGACAGCACGGATGAGCAGCGCCGCAACCGGATCATGCCGGACATTACTTGGGAAGCCCTGCTGAGTGGGTCCATCCATCAGGTCAAGACCAAGGGTGTCCTGAGAGTGTCTCTGTAAGAAAGGAGGGCAATCAATGGGAACGCTTTTGAGAGACTATGACCCTGAGAAGGTAAGCGTAATCTTCAACAATCGTCAGATTCGTATGTTTGGCGATGACATTTTCAAGTTGGCCCGGAATGGCGACAATGTGTCGCTGAAGGTAGGGGTACAAGGGGACGGCACCTATGTTGAGAACGCGGATAAGTCCGCCACGCTCACCATCACGATCCAGCAGCAGTCCCCGGACCTCAGATACCTCGAAAGCTGTGCGGAGCGAAAGACCAGGGGGAGCCTTGCGCTGAATGACGCCAATGATGATGGCAGAAACATCTTCGCCTTGAACTGCAGGGTGCAGAAGCTGCCTGATCGTGGGCGCGGCAAGGATGCGGCAGATGTACCGTTCGTGTTCATCATCCCCCGTCTTGAGCTCAACGATTAAGCCCGGAAACACTTATGAAATCCGGGAAAAATAGTAGCAGCCACAAACACAACAAGCGGGGCCGGAATGTAATACCGTTCCGGTCCCGCACTCAGAATTATATGGGAGGTTTTACCATGGCAAGACAGAAGACTGTTATCGTGAACGATGTGGAATATACGCTCCAGAGCGTGAGCTTTTCCTGGTACACTAATCTGACGGACCTGTATGTCCGCCCTGCCAGCGGCCGGAAGAACACGGCGAAGTATGCCGACGCCCTCATCAAGGGCTGTGTCATCGCCCCCGCCGAGGTCGCCAAGCGCGGCTTGAAGGTCTTTGACGAGCAGGACGACATTACCACCCCCACCGAGCTGGTGCGTGAGATCGAGAACTTTCTGTCGGAGCGAGCTGAACCCGACGGAAGCACGGAAAAGAGCGCAACGTAACGAGCGCTTCTGGCGCATGGTGTTCTGCATGGGCGGTGTCAGCTACACCGAGCTAAAGGAAATGGATCTGGCGGAGTTCGCTGAGGCGGAGAAGGCCAGGCTCCTTTGGCAGACCGTGTGGAACAAGGAGCCCAGCAAAAACGAGTGAAGAAATGGGGTGTGACTTGTGGATGAGGCCCGCAGTTTATCGTATGGCATAACTATAAGCACCATTATCGAACAGGCCGAGGAAGGCATTAACAGTCTGATGGGGATGCTCGGAAGACTGCGGGCTGAGGCTTCTGGTGTTGACATCGGTGCTGACACAGAACAGGCGTCCGAGAACATCCGCGATCTGGCGGGTGACATCGGACGCCTTCAGTCTGACGCTGACAGCACCGACATCACCGTAGACGCAGATACTGGCCAGGCCGAGGAAAGCATCCGGGAACTGACCGGCGACATCGGCAGCCTTGGCGAACGCTCCGCAGACATCGACATTGATGTTGATACCGAGCGGGCGCAGACCGATGTTCAAGATTTGGCAGACCGCGTTACCAACCTCGGCCAGGACCCGCCCGACATTGATATTGATGTTGACACGGACGAAGCCAGGCGGAATATCCGCGACCTGACCGATGACATTGGGGACCTTGAAGAAGACGCCGATGGAATCGGCTCTGCCTTCCGCAAGTCATTCATCGCTGGGATAGACAGCGGCAACAGCTTCTCCTCATCCCTCCGCTCCGGCGTTGGCGGGGCCATCACCCATATTGGCGAGAGGGTGACCGACCTCAAGGAGAACGTTGTCACCAAGATGACGGGCATCAAGGACAGCGTGGTGTCCGGGGCGAGCAGCATCAAGGAAGGATTCACACACCCGATAGAGACCATCAAGAACGGCCTTGGCGGGGCAATAGACCACGCCAGGAGCCGGTTCATTGATTTTGTCCGCGGAGCGGGTGAGGCTGCAGACGCCGCAGACGATGTGGGCGACGCAGCGAACGGCGCCAGACCGGATGTTGAGAATCTGGGCGACGCGGCGGAGAAGACCGGCGGCAAATTTGAAAAGCTGGGCGACATCCTAAAAGGCATTGGTAAAGCGGCGGCAATCGGTCTGACTGCCGCTACTGTAGCCGTTGGTGGCTTCGCTGCCGCCTCCGTCAACACGGGGATGGCCTTCGATTCGTCCATGTCTCAGGTAGCCGCTACGATGGGCTACTCTGTGGCAGAGCTGAACGATGCCACCTCTGAGGCGAGCCAGAACTTCAGCCAGCTTCGAGAGTTTGCGCAGGAGATGGGCGCAAACACCGCGTTCTCCGCCTCCGAAGCGGCTGACGCTCTGAATTACATGGCCCTGGCCGGCTATGATGCCGAGAAGTCCATGACCATGCTGCCAAACGTGCTGAATCTGGCAGCGGCTGGCGGCATCGATCTGGCAGCGGCATCGGACATGGTGACGGACGCCCAGTCTGCGCTTGGGCTGTCGATGGGAGAAACCGCTGACCTTGTAGACAAGATGGCGGCGGCGAGCTCCAAGTCCAACACCAGCGTCCAGCAGCTTGGCGATGCGATCCTCACAGTAGGCGGCACCGCAAAGAACCTGTCTGGCGGCACAACAGAGCTGAGTATGGCTCTGGGCGTCCTCGCGGACAACGGTATCAAGGGTGCGGAAGGCGGCACGGCCCTCCGCAACATGATTCTCTCCCTGTCCGCTCCAACGGACAAGGCCGCGGCTCAGTTGGAAGCATTGGGCGTAAATGCGTTTGATGCAGAAGGCAACCTGCGTCCACTGAACGAGACCTTCGGCGATCTGAACGGTGCTCTCGCCTCGTTGACACAGGAGGAGCAGACTCAGGCGCTCAACGAGATATTCAATAAGGTCGATCTGAAGTCCGTGAATGCCATGCTCGGCACCAGCGCAGAACGCTTCGATGAGCTGGGCGCGGCTATTGACGGCGCGTGGGTCAACATGGGCAGCCTATCCGATTCGCTGTCCGATGTTGGAATCGATCTCACGGCCATGCAGGGCAACCTCGGCAAGCTCGGTATCAGCGAAAAGGCATTCTCTGACATCCTCAAGTCCTCCGGCGGCAACGCCGAAGCCTTTGCCGATGCACTTCTGGAGGCCGCAGACGCTGGCGTATCCCAGGAGGATGTCGTTAAAGCCCTCGGCGGTGACCTTGGGGATCTGCAAGCTGCCTTTGACAACACGTCGGGCGCAGCCCAGGCCATGGCCGATACCCAGCTTGATAACCTGGCCGGTGATATAACGCTGTTCAAGAGCGCCTTAGAGGGCGCTCAAATTGTTATCTCCGACGAGCTATCCCCGTCTCTGCGGCAGTTTACGCAGTTCGGCACAGAATCGGTCACGAAACTTTCGGAGGCGTTCCAGGAGGGCGGACTGACCGGGGCAATGGGCGCTCTCGGCGGAATCCTGAGCGACGGCCTTGGTATGATCGTCGAGATGCTGCCAACCGCGATTGATGCCGGGATGCAGCTGCTCGGTGCTCTGGGACAAGGACTGCTGGATAACACACCGCTGATCATTGACGCGGCAATCCAGATAGTGACTCTGCTGGGTGATGGTATCCTGAGCAGCCTGCCAGTTCTGGCTGGCGCGGCTATGGAGATAATCGCAGCTCTGGCATCCGGCCTTGGTGGGATGCTTCCCACGCTGATACCGTCCGTAGTCGAGACAGTGATGCTCATGGCCGGGACACTGATAGAGAATCTGCCTCTGGTGATAGATGCCGGGATGCAGCTCATCAGCGGTCTGGCGGACGGCATCATCGGCGCGGTCCCGGTACTCACCGGTCAGCTGCCGGGGCTGATTGACCAGATCCTTGGTTTCCTGACGGAGAGTCTGCCCACCATTTTGGAGCAGGGCTCCGCCATTTTGCTGTCACTGACAGACGGCGTCATTGGCGCAATACCACTGCTGGTCGAAATGCTGCCAGAGGTAGTCACATCCATCTGCGGCTTTGTCACGGAGAATCTGCCAACGATTCTGGAGCAGGGCGTTCAGATACTCACCTCACTGGCCACCGGCATCATAGGGGCCTTGCCTGAACTGATAGGGCAAATCCCTGCTATCATTACCGGCATTGCCGGCACTTTGAGCGAGAACTTCCCCTCTATAGTCTCTACCGGCGTGACCCTGCTCCTGGAGCTGGGGTCCGGTATCATCTCGGCGATACCTCAGCTTGCGGCACAGCTCCCGGCGATTGGCGCGGCTATTCTCGGTGCGCTTGGTGAGATACCTGGCATGGTGCTGGATGTTGGCAAACACATCGTGGAGGGCCTGTGGAGCGGCATCTCGTCGATGGCGAGCTGGGTGGCCGATAAGGTCGAGGGCTTCGCAAGCGGCATTGTTGACGGCATCAAGGGTTTCCTTGGTATCCACAGCCCGTCTACTGTGTTCGCCGAGATCGGCGACAACATGGCCCTGGGCCTCGGCAGTGGCTTTACGGACAGCATGAAGGGTGTCACAGAGGACATCAAGGGAGCGATCCCAACGAACCTCGATGGGCCTGAAATCGACATCCCCGAACCGAACGGCCCCGCTGATGTGACCTACGGCGTGTACCCAAATGTAGAGGGGATCCATGAAATCGGAAGCGCCGTTGCTGACTCTGTTTACAAAATCAGCCCCGTCATTGAGGACATCAATACCCCATCCGTTTCCGACATCTACTACAACATGAACCCATTGGTTGAGGACTTCAATCCCCCGGACTGCAACAGCTACGCCGGGATGGATGACGGTGAGGACGATTATCCTGAGCGGGTTGACGGCGGCAATGGCGGCACCTCCGCCGGGAATGACGGTGGCGGGTTTACCTTCGCCCCGACAGTCACGGTCCAGATTACAGTTGAGGGCAACGCAGACAGCGAGGCCCTGGAGGAGATACGGGCGCAGCTCATGGCTGAATTTGAGGCCAAGATGAGGGAACTGTACGATGAGTTCCGCGAGGAGGAGCTTCAGCAGGCGGCCCTCAAGAACCAATACGCATTTTGATTGGAGGTGGCGGCATGGCTTATATACTCACCAGCAGAAAAGGCGGCACAGTCCGCTTTGAGTCTTTGAAGAACGGTGTCGTTGAGAAGGAAAGCGAGAGTTACAACAGCACCGTCACCTCCAATCCCATTGAGAATGGGGCCGAAATCAACGACCATGTGAACAACGCGTCCGGCACCCTCAACATCTCTGGCGTGATCATCGGCGGGAACAGCGCGATAAACGCGCTGAAAGCTATGAGAGAATCTCGGGACATCATCACTTACATTGGCGTAATCCGGATGAGTAACCTCATCTTTACGAGCCTGAAGTTTGACCACACGCCCAAGAACAGCAATGGCGCATCCTTCTCCGCAACCCTGAAGCAGGTGCAAATCAGCTCCGCAGAGTACGTCCCTATGGATGGCTCACTGCCAATGACCAGCCAGGATGATGGAAAGTCTGGCGACCGGCAGCTGGCGAAAACCGCCAACGCCGGTCTGACGATGGTGTCTCTGCAATCAGTAAGCTCGGCCAGTGCAGAACGGCATGGTAAGGCTTACACACAGCCCAGCAACGCAGCTCCGCTGACGCGGCAGACTGCGGCCTATGACGGCCTTGCTATGTAAGGGGGAACAGATATGGCCCTGCAGCTGATAGACCTGAACTCGGATGTGCAGTATATCGCCATTGATGTATCGCGTGTGCCATACACCTTTTCGGTGAAGCTGACCGACCGCACCTACTCGTTCACGGTCAAGTACAACGCCACAGCGAAGTTCTTCACGATTGATCTGTATGACGTGAATGGAAACGTCCTCGCCTTCGGGGAGATCGTCCGCTATGGCCGCCCTCTGTTCAACGTGGTCGAGGACGAGCGATTCCCGATCCCAGTCATCATCCCGTCCTGTATCACCGGCGAAAGCATCTCCGAAGTGACGTGGGAGAACTTCGGGAAGGATGTGAAGCTCTACCTCCATGAAAGGAAGGTGGGGTGATATGGCTTTTTGGATTCGGGCGGCCACGCTGGTCATCGGGAGCAACAAGTACGACCTAGATGGGATGAACTTCTCGTTTGATATTCCCTTTGAGGACAGCGACGAGCCCCCGGTGGCCACTGTGACTGTGACAAACCTCTCTGCCAACACCCGCAATGGCATCAAAAAAGACGATCCTGTAATTCTGAACGCCGGCTACCAGGGAAACGTTGGCTGCATCCTGGTCGGCAAAGTGGTCGGCCTAAAGCACAAGCAGAGCAATGTGGATTGGACGTCCACCCTGACCGTCCAGCCCTGTGCGGAGGAGATCCTGGGGCGGATCGTCAACAAGACCTACACGGAGAACATGAAGGCATCTGCGATGATCCGGGACCTGCTGAACATCTTCGGGGTAGAGGTTGCCAGGTGTGAACTGTCCATCGACACCAGCTACCCGCGAGGCCGCGTCTGCCGGGGGAACTTGAAGAAGGTGCTCACGGAGATTGTGGTAAATGAGTGCAAAAGCCGGTTCATCGTCCGCGCTACCGGGCAGCTCTACATCACGAAAGCGGACGATGGTATCAACAACGGCGTCACACTCACCCCGGCAACTGGCCTCCTCCGCTCCGACGTGGAAACCGTTGCCATCCAGGTCGAGACCGACCTGAATTCGCAGAAGACCGGGGAGGATCGGAAAGAGGATACCATATCCCGCTCCTGTCTGCTCAACTACTGTATCGCCACCGCCGAGGTCGTGAAGGTCCAGTCCAGCGACTTGAACGGCAGGTTCATTGTAGTGAAGGGCAGCCACAAGGGAGGCCGGACCGGGGATTGGAAGACTTCCATGGAGCTGAAACCATACTGAGGAGGGATTGTTCATGGGACTGGCTGATGTAAACCAGTACAATTACCAGCGGATTCACGATGACAAGCTCCGGGAATCCATCTGCGTGGCCGCTACGGTGCAGGTGATGTCCTTTGATCCCGCAAAGATGACCGTGAACGTCCAGCCGCTCTCCAAACACCTGGAGAACGGTAAGTACGAAAGCCAGCCGCCAATTCTGAAGGTACCCGTTGCCCTCACGCACTGCGGCGGCTTTATCTTCCGCCCCTGGATAAAAGAGGGTGACATCGGCACCGTGGTCTACTTGGACCACGATATGGATGCCACCGTGACCGGGGGCAAGGAGGCCAAGCCCCTGACCGAGCGGAACCACGCCACGACCGACGCCATCTTTATGGGGGCGCTGGTGGCCGGGAGCTACGCGGTAAAGGGCCTGCCTGATGAGAGCATCTGCATTGCCACTGAGGACGGCAAGATTTACGTTGCTGTCACCAAGGACAAGGTGATTGTGAAGAACGAAGACACTACTGCCGAGTTCGCCGCCACTTCGATTGATATGAAGTCCACCGACATGACCATCACGCTGGGTGGGAAGATGGTGGTCACGACCGGCGACAAGGTGTATCTCAATTAGGAGGCGATTTTATGCCAGCGGCCACAAGGCTGAACGATAGCTGCACCGGGCATGACGCCTGCCCGCCCGTCCCCCTCGTTGAAGGGAGCCCCAACGTTTACATCAACGGGAGACCGGCCGGACGTGTGGGGGACCACTACTCCACCCACAGCTGCACAGCGCATCCTGTCCACCAGGATGTGATTGCCACTGGGAGCTCCAAGGTGGTCATCAATGGAAAGCCTGCCGCCCGCATTGGCGATGCTGTCTCCATAGGCGGAGCAGTCCAGGACGGCAGCGGCAACGTAATCATAGACGGGTGACCACTCACTAAAGGACTGCATTTGTCCGCCCCTCTGTAAGCGATTTTAAACCGCCCACAGCGGCTTTTTTATTTGCCAAACTTACCTGTCTTGCGCCGTGTCCCCATCTTCCTGGGGCGCTACGCAACCCTGTGGCCGACGTTGAAAGGAGTCTTCTAATGGTACTTTCAAAACTCGCGGCAGGCTGCCGATCCTGCCCGTATGTCGATACCTGCGATCACAAGCGCATGGAGGCCCTTGGCTTTCTGCCCGAGCCTCCGTTGTCCATGTCTGCCTCTCAGCCTGCAGCGGATTCTGCGGCTCAGCCGCTCCTCCGGGAGACAAGAGAAATCCGGGTGAACGGCAAGCCTGCGACCGTCTATGTGGATGAAATTGAAAAACAGCTCACGCGAGAGCTGTATTTCCACCTGGGTTTGCAGTTCGGAGCGTAATTCGCCCAGAGAGGAGTGAGGCCACATGGACGAGGATATGACCTTGCTGATTGACCCTGAGACCCGCGATCTGGTTTTCGACGAGGGCGGCAGCTTCGTAAAAATCTATGGTGCTGATACGACCGTTCAGAATGTGCGCCACGCACTCCTGACCTGGAAGGCGGAGTTCTTCGCCGATCTGGTACATGGCACTGATTATGAGCGCATTGTGGGCACAAATCAGAACGAGATAGACATCAACGAAATCCAAGACGTTGTCCGAGAGGCCATCTTCCAGGAAGATGAGATTTCCCGGATAGACACACTCAATGTCTTGTATGACGGGCGGAATGTGATGGCTGAGTTTTCGGCCACGCTCGTCAGCGGCGAGACAATCGCATCGGAGGTAACGGCGTAATGGCGAAATCGAGTGAATGGGGCCTGACCGATGCCGGTTTCCGGCGTCCGACCTATGCGGAGCTGCTGGACGCCCTGGAATACAAGGCCCGTGAGTTGTTTGGCTCCAAGGCCAACCTGACCGTCCGGTCCCCGCTTGGAATCTTCCTGCGGATCTTCGCCTGGGTGCTGAACCTTCTGTTCTCTACTCTGGAAGACGTATATAATAGCCGGTTCGTTGACACGGCGGTTGGCGTCAGCCTCCTCCACCTTGGCCGGATGATCGGAATACGTCTCCTGGGAGCGCAGAAAGCCATGGGCTATCTGACGTTCTCCGGCGACGACAATGTGGAGGTCCCGGAGGGCTTTCTTGCCGAAACCACTGCCGGGGTGCAGTACGTCACGCTCAGGTCCGGGGTGATTACTGGCGGCAGCGTAACCCTTCCCGCATCGGCAGCAGTTGCCGGGCCAGACGGCAACTCCCCAGAGAGGACGATAAAGAACATCTCGAACCCGAAACTCGGCATCAAGTCTGTGATAAACGAGAAAGCCTTTGAAGGCGGCAGGAACACAGAGACCCACGCTGAGTTTCGGGAGCGGTATTACAAATCGGTGGACTTTGCCGGTGGCGTGAACATCGACGCCATCATCGCGGAGATATACGAGAGCGTCGAGGCGGTCGTCGCGGCCGCCGGGGAGGAAAACGACACCGATTTTGAGAGCGAAACCGGGCTGCCCCCGCACTCCATTGAGATCGTCGCATATGGAGGATTGGACGAGGATGTGGCGAAAGCCATCTATCGCCGGAAAGCTGCGGGCATCCAGACCTATGGGAACACGACGGTCCCCGTAGTCAAAGCGGACGGGAGGCTCTACGATGTCCATTTCAGCCGCCCCACACCCATCGGCGTATGGGTGAAAGTGTTCAACCTCGTGACCGACAGCAAATTCCCCTTGGACGGCATCGAGCGTATCAAGCAGGCCATTATCCAGCATATTGGTGTAAACACCCGAGGCGGTCTGAACATCGGACAGAATGTTATCAGCGTGACCTTGCCCACGGTCGTCCTGAAGGTACCGGGGGTGGTGGACTTCGACCTCCAAATCAGCTCCGATGGCGAACATTTCAGCTGGAGGAACATCAAGATTGCCGCCAGGGAGAAGGCCGTCACCAATGAAAGCATGGTGATCGTTGAGTGAAGAACTATCTATCTGAGATGCTGTATGCGCTGACCAGTGCATACAGCCGAAAGGACTGCGATAACCACCAGCAGGGACGCCCACTGGAGACAAACATCGGCAAACTGTTCTCTCTGTTCGCCTGGGGCCTGGATATCATTCAGGAAAATGCAGAGTTGGTAAAGCAATGGGATGACCTTGAGGCTGCGAGGGGCGCTGTCCTGGACAGGTACGGAGCCAACTGGGGTGTCCGGCGGTTCAGCGAAAATGATGCCCTCTACCGCCTCGCAATCCGAGTCAAGATTTTATCCCAGCTGTCCGGGGGCGATACCGATACGGTTATCAGGGCTGCCGCTGACCTGCTTGGCGTCGAGGAACACGACATCAAGTTCGAGGATGTGCTTCCGGCCAAAATCGCCCTCTATGTAGACCTGCTGCTCCTGACACAGGAGCGGCAAGCGCTGATCGAGCCCATCGCTTGGGCCATCAAACGCATTCTTGCCGCCGGTGTGGGTATGCGCCTGTATATACGAACATACCGGACATACCGTTATGACTTGCCCATCGCACATGGCGGGACAATCGGCAGATTTTACAGGTACCACCCGATTGGGGAGGACCGGGAGCATACCTTGGACATGAAAGTACACCACGCTGGGGTTGTGCAAACCGGCCTTTGGCCTCCGCCCATCACCAGCGGGAAAAAGACGGTCCATAGCCTTGTTTCTGTTTCGCATGGCGGCTTCCTGCCACCCATTCTTATCGGAGCTCCGCCCGCTGCCCAAAAGGCTGCTGTGGGCCGTCAGAACGGCAAGGGTGGTGCCTACATGCACAGCCGCATCAAACCCAAGCGGATCGACTAAAAGGAGGAGTACCCGTGCCAAGATTTGAAGATGGCTGCTATGGCAGTCTAAAGGGTGTCGCCCTCATTGCCAAAGTCCTCGCGGGCCGGTGCCGGATGCACTACACCCGTGTGGCTGTTGGCAAGGGGGTGCTGCCGGAGGACCTGACGCCCAAGACACTCACAGAACCGCCTGAGTATGTCATGGACGCCATGATAAGTGCTGTTACCAATCCGATTGACGGTGAGTGTCAGGTGTCGGTTCAAATCAACAGTGCCAATGTGGAGAACGGGTTTTATTGCACTTGGCTCATTCTCTATGCCGAGGACCCGGACGATGGCGAGGTCCCGTTCACAGCCTTGTGCCTGGAGAACGAGCCGGAGTGGATTCGCCCTTCAAGCTCTATTGTGGGCAAGCTGGCCCACTTTGACATGATTGCCGCGGTGGGTGATGTGGATAACGTGTCAGCCACCATCGACCCGGACGCCATTGCAACCTACGCCGCTGTGAAGCAGCTGATTGCTGAGGCGATTGCCGTACTTGAAATCACCATTCCGAAAGAAGGGTGGACAGACGGCGCCGGACGCATTGAGGAGGGCTGCGAGGACACAGAGGATTTGGATTCAGAGGACAACTATGGCCTTCATGTGGATATCCCCGTGGACGGAATGACAGAGACTATGCAGCCGCAGTTGAGCGTCCATTTGGAACACCTCAAAACGGCCATGGACTGTGAGCTTTCCACCGTAGCCCAGACAATGGATGGGGTATTGCGGCTTTACGCGAAATCTGTGCCAGCAGCAAACATGACCGCCACGTTGACGCTGCTTTGCGCCACGTCTGGCGCGGCCGGTGGAGGATGGGGCCCTGGAACGGGCCGTCCATTACCGGCAGCGACCGGCACCACGCTTGGCGGCGTCATGGTCCGGGAAGGGTCCGGCCTGACCATTGACAGCAGCGGCAATCTCACGCTGGACACCGCTGATTTGCGGGATGTGGAGCAGCTTTTCGACGGTTCCAACGGCTGATACCAGCCTGGAATAAAATTTTTTAGGAGGTATACATCATGGCAGGAACAAACAAAAAGGCAATTGGCCTGGAGGAGCTTGGCGTGGCTGTCGGCGAAATCAAGAAGACCTATCCCACCAAGGAGCAGGTCGCGAAGCAGATTTCGGATGCCGCGCTCAACGGCGCTGACATTACCTTTGCCACGGAAGAGGAGGTCCTGGCCCTGTTCGAGGACAAGACCCAGGACGGCAGCGAGCAGGGCACCTGAACGCTTGCACACGGCGCCTGATTCCTTCGGGAGCCAAGCGCCTGACCCATCTCAGTAACCATCTATGATTGGAGGAAATGAATCATGAGTGAAAAAATCAAGCACGCTTCCCTTGACAACTTGTCCACCTTTGCTGGTGAGCTGAAGAAGAAGTATGCTCAGAAATCGGAGATCCCCACCAATGTCTCCGCCCTGACCAACGACGCCAAGTACCAGACCGAGGAACAGGTGGCCGCATCCATCAATGCCAAGCTCTCCAGCACCTACATGGCTGGCGGCTCCGCGGCCTTCGCGGCCCTGCCGGAGCTGGCCGAAGCCAGCCTGGGACTTGTCGTCAACGTCACCGACAAGTTTACCACCACTGACAGCTTCCTGGAGGGCGCGGGCCAGAAGCATCCCGCCGGAACCAACGTGGTCGTGGTCAAGTCCGGCGAAGAGTACAAATACGATGTACTGGCGGGTTTTGTGGACCTCTCCGGGTACGCTGAGACGGCCCAGGTCGCCGCAGACATTGACACCGCTAAAACCGCTGCGGTCACTGAGGCCAACGCCAAAACGGATGAGAAGCTGGCGGGCTATATCAAGACCTCTGATGTCGAAGAGATTACGGAGGCGGAGATCATCGCTCTGCTTGCGGATGAGGGCGAATAAGACGGGAGGTGCCCCCCATGAAATGGAAGGTATTCAGCCCTGCAAGCCTGAATACCCTGCTGTCTTCTCTTGTTCAGATAAAGCGCACGGCGGACGGTAACACGTCCGCCGTCGCTGAATTAGGTGATGATTTGCAGGACCTGGCAGGTCTCACCACGAATGCTATCAACACCATAAATGGGAGCAAGCAGGACAAGATTACCGGTACGGCTGGCCAGATTGCAGGGTTTGACGGGCAAGGAAATGTTGTTCCGCAGACTTTGGAAGCGAAAGATGTAGGGGCAGCTACGGTGGAGCAGGTGAATGCCGCTATACAAGCAGCTGTTCTGGACAGTTGGGAGGCGAGCTATTGAGCACTCAGGAAACCAAGCTGGCGGCAATCGCCGACGCTATCCGCACAAAAGAGGGAAGCAGCGCTCGGATTCCAGCCAACGACTTTGCAAGCCGGATTCTGGCGCTTGAGACCGGCGGACTCCCTGACAACGTCTACACCATCGACGTGCAGGCCAGCGACCCCGAGGGCGGGACGGTGAGTGGTGGAGGGGTTGCCTCCAGCGGGATGACGGTGACGGTTGCCGCTGCGCCGGCGGACACGCATCAGTTTGATGGGTGGACCGAAGGCGGCGCGACGGTCAGCAAGGAGAAGCAGTATACGTTTCAGGTGAGTGGAAATCGCGCCCTGGTAGCAGGGTTTGAAGTGAAAGCTTCCAGACTGCCGGAAGGGTATACAGAGGTGGAATATATCCAAACAAATCATTACTGCAATATCCTTACTAATCTTTCAGTAAATTTCAAAAAAACACGGATGGTTATTGACATTGAACCAGATGAATACAACGCATCAGTCTTAGGCTGGAATGCGGAAAGCATTTTTGCATGTCCGTACTTAAGCATATCTGGAAAAACATATACGTTTTATCTTCAAAGATATTATAAAAAGGTGCAATATCGGTTTGGGACAGATTCTATCTCCGACATAGACCAAGATATATCAAACACAAGGTTTTTAATCGAATATAATGGAGAAGAAGGTATCCTCTCACTTGGAGAATCAAAATATCCGATTTTCAATCAGGACATATCGATGCAAAAAAATCTATTCCTTTTTGCATCAACAAATGGTTACTCGATAGCCTGTAAGCTTTTTTCTGCCAAAGTGTATTACAATGGGATGATACAAAGGGACTTTATTCCGTGTACTAATGAAGGGGGAAAAGCAGGGCTATACGATGCCGTCGAGGGTACGTTTTATCAAAATTATGGTGGTATGTTAACCGGCGAAGGAGTTATTACTCCCGGTCCCGCAATCTGACCGCATAACAAAAGCCGCCCCATATGGGGCGGCATAACGGTTCACTGCACACCAAGGCGCTGTTTCAAGCCCTCTTGCAGGACTTGGGAGAAGTTGACTCCGGCCTTTACAGCCAGTTCGTTCAAATAGTTGGGCAGAGTAACGTTTTTCCGCACGGTACGCATGTCATTCGCTCGCCGGTATGCGTCAAAGTCCACATCAACCAAACTGAGAATATCGTCTGCCCCAAGTTGGGCTGCAACGGTATAAGGGACGGGCAACTCCTGACCAGCATCTTCCTTGCAGATTCCGGTGAGGGATATCGCGTCTCTTGCCATCTGAATAGCGTCTGGCATATCCGTTCCGCTGGTGTTGATTTGAAAGTCCGGAACATAAGCCATATAACCGCCTTCATTCAGCGGGGAAAAAACGACAGGATAAGCGTATTTCACACTAAGACCTCCTTAGCCAGTCAGGACTATTTCAGCCCACGTCTTCGGATGATTGCTTTTGCGAGGGGTTCTGGGATTTCGCGATGGCGCTCAATTGGTTCAAATTCCTTTCCGTTGGTGTAAATATCATGATTTCCGCCCTTTCGGCAAATCCACCAACCGTTTCTTTTTAAACGATTGACCAGGTCCCGCCGTTTCATTCTATCCCTCCCCATACCGATATTATACGCACTTAATACACATATGTCAAGACGAGGAAATGGAGGCGATTTTCATGCTGATACCAAAGAAAGCGTCGATTCTTCAAAGATTTAAGGAGGGAGGAGTCCAATGAAGGGGAGCGTCAATGTCCCCGGTGCATCTTCCATAGAACTGAAAAATGTTCGAACAATTGCAGAAGCAGCACTGACAACGGCTCAGAATGCCGGCGGATCGGCGGAAGCGCTGCAACAGGCACTGAGTAACCACACAGGAGCGGCCAATCCGCATAACGTCACGCCGGCGCAAATCGGAGCGGCAGCCAGCAATCACACACATACTGCGGCAGATGTTGGAGCTGCGGCCAGCGGCCATTCCCACAGCAACTACCTGTCGAATACCAACTGGGATACAGGAACAGCCGCGCCGTCCGGGACCAGCCCAATCCGTTATAACGGATATTTTCGGGCAGCCAGAGTGTACGGGATGTATTACAGTGATAATGCAGACTACGCGGAAGCTTATCCCGTGGATGCAGAATGTGCGCCTGGAGACCTGATCGCGATTGGGGCAAGCGGATACAGCGTCAACGATATCGCTGAGAACACACGTGTTTTGGGAATCGTTTCCACTGACCCAGCTGGTGTAATCGGCGGAGAAGGAATCCCTATTGCACTGACAGGCCGAGTCCCGGTGAAGGCGGTTGGACAGGTCAGGACAGGCGATTTCCTGGTTGGCAGCTCTGTTCCAGGCGCGGTCATGGCGGCCGCAGAAAATCCTCCTCGCGGCGCGATTGTGGCTCAGGCGCTTGAGGAGAAAAAGTCCGATGAAATTGGCTTTGTCCTGGCCAAAGTGGTCCGATTGTAGAAGGGAGGGTGGATATGGCTCGAAAGCTGTTGAGCACAGATGTAACCAATCTGAAGGCAAAAGTCAAGGCAGAGATGAACCGGCGGCGGTATAGTGGCTCCGTCGCGTCCTATGGTGGCTCCGCTTACGATTTCAGCACAGCACCGATAAACCAGGGCCCCGTAAAGGGTGAACATCTCAGCAAAAACCTGACGCCCATGCGGGCGGTGAACGGGGCCGGCCTGCCGTCCTATCCTGGTACGCTGACGGAATCAGGCCAAGCCGCGATGGAAGCCAAGGTCAACGCATGGGCAACCCGCAGCATCACCGACCGCAGCGCGACGGACTGCGCCAGCGGATGCACGGGGACATGTTATTCAAGCTGCCAGACGGGATGTTATACCGGATGCAGCGGATGTACGGGGTGCAGTGCCGCCTGCAAAACCGGTTGTACTGGAACGTGCAAAACCGGATGCAGCGGTTGTGGCAGCGGCTGTGCCGACACATGTACTGGAGGCTGCAACACAAGTTGTTCCGGTTGTGGCAGCGGGTGTGCCGATACATGCTCTGGAGGTTGTAAGACGGGCTGTTCCGGATGTGGTAGTGGTTGCTCCGATGACTGCTACGGAGACTGTTATGGCTGTTCTGGATGTGGTAGCGGTTGCGCCGATGAATGCACCAGCTGTGGAGGCTCATGCTCAAATGACTGTGGTGGTGGCTGCCGGGAAGCATGTGCATCAGGGTGCAACGGGAGCAGCTGGCATAGCTAAATGAAATTGGAGGATGTGTAGTATGTTAAATTTGATTATTCACGGAGATCCAGATGGCGTTTTGGCTGCATGCGAGCTCGGCACTGCAGTGTGCGAGCAGACCCGGAACACCGATGCGCTGAAAGCCGTGAAAGCACAGGTGCTGAAAGCCGTCCGCGAAAACCCGGAAGACGAAGAATACATGCTGCTGGATTTGTTCACTTCTTTCTACCAGATCTATCATGATGCCTGGGAGCATTCCGCTGAAGCCAGTGTTATGGAAGGTCTGAAAAAGAGTGTAATGGATACCATTGCGGCCCTCTGGCCGGAAAATGCGGTTCTGGACTACAGTGACCTGGACCGGTGCGGGGAGTACTTTATGAACCTCGGCACCAGAAAGATGTATCGGAAGGAGAACATGGACGCACTCTATCAGATGGCAGAGGACCTGCGCGGCACAGCGCCAGTCACGTCCTATCTGATTCGCCGGAATTTGCTGGACTGGCTCATTCACGGAGACGCCTTTTTCAACTTCATGGATCTCACCAAGAAGCTGACATCGGACCTGAAGACCGCCGACCCGGAAATGGTCACGCTGGTGACCCGAGCGAATCTATGCCTGATGAAATGACAGCCGGCGAGGTTGGCCGCTTCCTGGAGGGGAAGGCTGGTCCCATCTTCCAAGTGTTCTTCCTTGTTGCAGAAGACTGCAATCTGGCTTGCTCGTACTGCTATGAAACGGACAAGCAGAAGCACAGAATGACGGCAGCAACCGCGTGTCAGTGTGTGGACAGCCTGTTCCAGATGGATGGTGGAGCAATCATCAACGAGCAGACCGCAAATGGAATAAACCTCACCTTTTTCGGCGGGGAACCTACGCTGAATCTGGATGCAGTAGAAGCGGCAGTTGACCGGTTCCAGTGGATGGCGGTTACACGGCGGCACCGGTGGGCACGGAATTATGTCATCTCGCTTGATTCCAACGGGACTCTGTATTTCTCAGAGCAAATGCAGCGGCTTTTATGCCGGCACAAAGGACATATCATCTGCAATATCTCTGTGGATGGCAGCAAGGAGTCCCATGATGCCTGCCGGGTGTTCCCGGATGGACGTGGAAGTTACGACGCTGCTCACCGCGCCATGCTCCATGCGATTGAGCACCAGTACATGCTCAGCACGAAGGTGACGATAAGCCCGGAAAACCTGCCGTATCTTGCGGAGGGGTGTGTATCCTTGCTGCATCATATGGAGAAGGTCTTCTGCAGCTGTGCGCTGGAACCCGATTGGCAGGTGAGTCATGCCAGGGAACTCTTTGAGCAGATGAAGGAGATCACAGAACGTCTCCTTTCTGACCCAGAACTTTGCCGAAAAACCTGCACGCTGTTTGGGCGTTGGATCAAAAGCGGAACGCCTGGACCGGACCGGGAGAACTATTGCGGCGGCATCCGCACAATGATTGCCTTTGATGCGGACGGCGTAATCTATCCCTGCCCGCGCTGCATGCCGCTTTGCTCCTGCGGCGGGCGGTTTCAGATCGGGACGGCCGCGTCCGGCTTAGGCAAGACTCAGGCAGAGCAGTCCTGTATCCAGGAGATGTCACAAATTATGTTTTGGGACAAGCAGGATGAAGAGTGCCGGTTGTGCCCTCTGGTGGGAAGCTGCCCCTGGTGCGACGCGAACGATTTTGTCCAAACCGGGTCAATCCTGAAAAAGAGCAAACGCATTTGCTGGATGCACAGGGCCCGAGCGCTTGGGACCGTTTACTACTGGATGCGTAGGCATGAAATCTCAGGGGATGATCCGCTCTGCATTTCTTTTCCGGAGTCATGGGCACGGGAGTTGTCCGGTCCGGAGGACTGGGCAAAGCTGAAACCATACTGTCAGGAGGTAAACAATGTCGAAGAAAATTCAGCTCAATAATTCTTCTGTGGTTGAATATGTCGAAGCACTGACATACGAAACCGAGGCCAGAAGAGCGATTGTATCGTTTATGCTGGACCACGATATGGACCGGACAACCGAGGCGTTCCAGCAATACCACAAGGAGTACATGGAGTTCTTTTCGGAGCTGAACATGGTGAAGGCGCAAATTGAGCGTGACTACGTTCTGCCGGAGACAAAGGGCGGCCAGATTTGCTGGCGGCTGGACTTCGAGACCGGGGAAATTACACTCCAGGAGGGGCCGGATGCGCAGTAAGGGCGAAAGCTATGTGGATATGATGAGCCGCCTGTTCCATGGCAAACTGGTTAAATCGGTCACGTTTGCGGTGACGGACGCATGCTCCCTGCGCTGCACATACTGTTACCAGAAGGAAAAGGGCAATCACTCCATGCCGTTTGAAACGGCAAAGAAGATGGTGGACCTTTTGCTGGATGGAAAGGCGTCCATCACGCCGGAAAACAGCAGCGGTATCATTCTGGACTTCATCGGCGGAGAACCGCTGCTGGAAATCGGGCTGATTTCCGGCATCTGTGACTATTTTGTGGAGCAGATGATTCTGCGGCGGCATCCATGGGCCACACGGTACATGTTCAGTATCTGTACGAATGGCGTCGCCTACTTCGACCCCGAGGTTCAGAAGTACCTTCGGAGGTATGCCGGGCATGTCTCGCTCAGCATCACAGTAGACGGTGACAAGGAGCTGCACGACTCTTGCCGTGTGTTTCCGGACGGGAGCGGCAGCTACGACAGAGCCATGGCGGCAGTGGAGCATTACCGCGATGTGCTGGGCGGTTTTGTTGGCTCCAAAATGACAATCTGCCCAGAGAACATCCGGTATACGGCCCGAGCTGTGCAGTCGATCCTGGAAAACGGCTATCGAGTCCTTAATCTCAACTGCGTCTACGAGGAAGGCTGGACGCCAGAGCATGCGGCAATCCTGTACCATGAACTGAAAGCAATCGCGGACTTCATTTTTGAGCGAAAGCTCCAGGATGAAGTCCATTTGTCTATATTCAGCGAAATATTCTTCCGGCCAAAGAAAGAGGATGACCTGGAGAACTGGTGCGGTGGAACTGGAAAGATGCTGGCAGTTGACTATACTGGCGCCATCTATCCCTGCGTTCGCTACATGCCAAACAGCTTGTGCGGTGAAGCTGAACCGTATGTGATCGGGCATGTGGATACTGGGATGCTGTGTAACTGTGAACAATGCGAGCGCATGGAGCTGCTGAAGCGCATCGACCGGCGGACACAGAGTACGGACGAATGTTTCTACTGTCCCATCGCGGCAGGATGCTCTTGGTGCTCTGCGTACAACTACCAGAAATTTGGGACACCAGACCGCCGCGCCACGTTTATCTGCGAGATGCACAAGGCGCGGGCGCTGGCGAACCTTTACTTCTGGAACCGGAAGTATATTCTTTCGGGAAGCAGCCAGAGGATGGAGAACCATGTTCCCAGGGAATGGGCTGTCCCGATTGTCGGAGAAGACGAATACCAGATGCTTCTTCAATTGAGTGAAACCTGATAACTGTATGCAAGGCCGCCTCCGTCCCTGGAGGCGGCCCAAATCATACCAAGGAGCTGACAATATGGAGGAAAAATGCACCGTTGATCCTCAGCGGGGCTGCGAGGTCCGGCAGATGGTCAGGCAGGTTGAAGCCGACCTGCACGATCTTCGCCGCCAGAACAGCGGAACACATGAACGGTTCGGGGAGCGCATCGGCGACCTGGAAGCGCACAACAAGGTTCAGGACGTTGAAGTAAAGAACCTCGGGAAGAGCATAGACAGCATGAGCGGCGATTTGCGGGAGGTAAAATCTGAGACCAAGGAAATCAGCAAGCAGCTTCCCGTCATCGCCAACCAGGTAAACGCCATCCACGAGAGCCAAAGGGCCGTGGATACTGACGTAGACGCGCTGAAAGAGAAGCCTGCCAAGCGGTGGGAATCCATGGTGGGCCAGATCATCGGCATCGTTGTGGCTGCCGTTATGGGCTTCATCCTGGCGAAGATTGGACTGAGTGGATGATGAAAATAGAATTGACCGTTGCGGCGCTTCTACTGGCCGGTGCTGTTCTGGCCTTCGCCCTGCTTGCGGCTTGGAACGCCTTCCTCAGCCATAAGAGGTCCCACGCCCGCCGGGAGGCGCCCAGGGAACCCAGGCAGCGGCCCAGGCTCGAAACGGCGAAGCTGGTCATCTGGGTCTGCCTTGTCAACGGCATCGCCTGGGTGTGGATGTCATACTATCTGGCCTTCCAGGAGAAGACACAGATTGCGGAAGGGCTGTCACAGGCCGCTGTTACTGAGATCATTGGCGTGGTGCTGGCCTACTGCATCAAGTCGGCGGTGGAAAATCTGAGCAAAAATAACCGCTGGCCGGACAAGCCTGGCGACAATGAAAATAAAACTGTGCCCACGGCGCTGGAGGACCCGCCGGACGTGGGCCTGTAAAGGAGGTTACATACACATGACAGAACAGCAATTGAGGCAGAGCGTTGCCGATATCATCAACGGATGGGTAGGGGCTACCAAGGGCAGCGCCAAGCATCAGGAGATCCTGCGTATCTACAACAGCTATAAGCCTCTAGCGCGGGGGTACACGGTCAAGGTGAAGGACGCATACTGTGCCACAACGGCCAGCGCGGCCTACATCAAGGCTGGGATTGCCGCCTACACCGGCACCGAATGCGGAGTGCAGGAGTATGTAAAGGGCGCGCAAAAGCGGGGAATCTGGGTGGAGAACGATGCCCACATCCCCAAGATCGGAGACGCCTGTGTGTATGACTGGGATGACAACGGCGTAGGCGACTGCACCGGTTATGCGGATCATATTGGCATCGTAACGGAGGTCTTTGCCGGGTCCTTCGTGGTCACAGAGGGCAACATGAGCGGCGGCAAGGTGGGCACCAGGAAGATGAAAGTGAACGGCCGGTACATCCGGGGCTTCATCTGCCCTGACTTTGCCGCTATCGCCAGGAAGCTGGGCGGTGGTCCGGCTGAGGCTATCGACAAGCTGGCCAAGCTGGGTGTCATTAACTCGCCAGACTATTGGAAAAAGGCGGTGGAATCCGGAGAGGTGATGTATCTGGACCTGCTGCTGCTCAAGGCGGCGGCGAAGATCACCAGGACCGGTCCGCGGCTGAGCACGCCGGAGAACGGGATTGGCGCTCTGGTCCGCGCCGGCGTCATCGACACGCCGGATTACTGGCTGGAACACTATCATGACGACCCGAACCTGGGCGAGCTACTGTGCGCCCTGGGTGGGGCTGTCAATTGATTTAGGAAGGAACGACAATGGAAAATCTGATTCAAAGTATTCCCGTGGCGGCGGCGCTGGTGCTGCCGGTGGTGCTGCTCCTGATGGTGGTGACAAACATCATCGTGGAGGTGCTGAAAAGGCTGACCTGGGGGAAGCTGCCCACAAACCTGCTGGCCTTTATCGTGGCCATGGCCGTGACCCTGCTGGCCTTCTTCTCCTTGTGCCAGATCGCGGGAATGGCCGTGACGTGGTATATGGTAGTCGCGGCTATCGTCCTGGGGTTCTTCGTCTGCTTCGCCGCTATGTTTGGTTTTGATAAGCTGCGGCAGACGTTGGAGCAGCTGAAAAATATCCAGAGTAAATGACATGGCCCCCTGCAGATATCTGCAGGGGGCCTTTTTCGTTTGCGGCAAAATCCCAAACGTTTGGGATTTTGGGTAGTCAAAGGTAGAGCTTATCTCCAGCGAGGATATCCACCACCGTGGTGCCCTCACCAAAAGCGGCCTGCATCTCGGCCATTTCCTCGGCGCTGGGGGCCCTTCTCGCCGCCCGGTAGGATTCCAGGTCGGCTTTGACTTCAGCCTCACGTGCGGCCTGCGTGGCGGCGCTGTCGGCCTTGTCGGTGACCAGCACCAGCATCTCCAACAGATCATCCATCAAGGCCCGCCCGATGCAGTTCCGGGCAACCCCCGCCCCGTCAATGGTAATGGCCCCACTTTCCAGGTCAGCCTTGACCTTTGCCAGTTCGCCTTGGGCGTGCTGCTGCCAAAAGGCACCCAGGTCGCCGCGCAGCTCCCGTTGAAATCTTGTCATCGCCGATCCCTCCCTGCCGCAGTCCAGCGGCGGTCCATTTCGGTCATCAATTCGTGGTTTTCCCGGATGATGCGGCGGCGGGCTTTGCTGTCGGTACAGCGCCGCAGGATGAGGCGGTTCTTGATTACCTTCTGTTCGAGTTCCTGGTAGGTCATGTTCGTATCCTCCGTTTCGTGTTTTTCCTTTCGGTAGTGTATTAATCACTCTAAACCGCAATAATAGCAAGTCATTTCTGGGAATAAACTACACAATTTCCACATCCCACATTTGTGTAGTTTACAATCGTGGTCACGGCTCACGGGTGCAGCCCGCTTACCATGATGCTGAACGAGAGCAAGCCCCCTTCGGGGCTTGGCTTTCGGCTGGGGGTTAGCGTCCGGTGCGGCATTCCCACTCGAACTCGGCGTAGGCTTCGTAGTCATCCCGGAACCTTTCGTCGTTGTCGATGGGCTCGTAGTCGTAGTCGATTCCAAGGAGTTCCTCAAAGGTGGTGCCCTCCTCGGTGGCGGCTTCCTTGGCGAAGTCCTCGGCATTTTCCTTGACCCAGGCTTTGAACTCGGAATCCGTCATGTCCTCGTTCTCGACCTCCACTTCGTACTCCCATTCGGCATCAGCCCAGGTGATGGTCGCTTTGGAAATCCGCTCCTCTGAGTTCCAGTCGCTCTTGGCTGCCCGTGCTCTTCTCAATGCCTGTGCGTAGCTAATCATCTTTTTTTCCTCCGTTTTTGTGGTTTTCCCTTTCGGTAGTGTATTAATCACTCTAAACGGAGGTAATAGCAAGTCATTTCTGAGAATAAACTACACAAAGACGGGGGAGGGAAACTGTGTAGATTTACAGTGCCAAAAGCCGGGCGCAACGGCACCCGGCTCCCCAGAGGGGCGGCTGTGTTCCAC